ATATCCTGATCCAGTATTCTTCTCATCCAATCGTGCATTTCAGTATAAGCTTTCATATCTTCATCTAATATGATATTGGCCAACATTTCATTGTAAGTTAACTTATCGCCAATGAATGGTATTGCGGCGAGCTTCTTATACTGCAAATCCGCGGTGTTCATTATAACACCAGCGTGCGTGAAATCTTGCACAAAGAATTCTAGATTTGGATAATTAGTTCTATCTATTACGAGTTTAAAACCCGTAGGTTGTAGATAGTTAAAATTTTCAGTCAGTGCCATTCTTACACCTACAGTTTATTCCACCACAACTACCTTTGATAGGTTTGAATAATAAACCAAATGACATGCCTGAAGCGACAAACGCCATGAATATTATTGTAGTAAGTAGAAATATTTCCATAATGTTATTTATACGACAAAAGAGGAGCCGCAGCTCCCCTTTTTATCGTTGTGCTAAAGATTAAGCACCAAGAATATTATCAACTCTGAATATTCTGTAGTACTGGTTAGTCTTAACCGCAGCTAATCCATCAGCAGGTGTGCTACCTACGAATGGGTTTGAGACCATACCATATCTGGTTTTGAAACCAATTTTTGGCTGGAATGTCTCTTCACCAACAGCTCTGACCATAGTTAGCGGAACGTATGGGCAATAGAATACACCGGCATCATATGGGTTTGTGCCTTTATATCCTACTGTAATGTAGTCTGTTGTTGAATATGGGTCAATGTAGACTCTCATTCTACCGTTTAATGTACCGGCGAATGTGTTGCCTGTGTCATCTACCTGTAGGTTAGTTGACATTGCAGGTGTATAGTCTAACATACCGGAAGCGGCTAATGCTGATGCAGTGTCAGATGAGCAGATGATGAAGTTACCTTTACCTCTACGTGTCTCTTTTGCAATTACGTTAGCTTCTCTTTCGATTTGTAAGATCAACCCTTTAAATTTTTCTACTGACCATCTACCATCAGCATCTGTCTGTACGTTGAAGATACCGTTAATAGCGGTGTTTGCTTGAAGTGCTCCAGTTTTAGCCTGTGAGTTTACAGTTCTTACAACTTCTCTGTTGATCTCAGCTAAGATTTCTGTTGACAATATATTTGCCAATTCTGTCTCAGCATCTAAGCCGTGAATGGCTTTAAGATCTTGAGCAAGTTCTAAGCTGTATTCAGCTTTAAGAGCTCTTGACTTTGCAGTCACAGTTGACTTCTCGATTGAGAAACCCATTTCTGCGAATGCGGTATTTGGACCTTGACCTGAAGAACCTAAACCTTCAGCGTTGGCTGTGGTCATACCACCACCAAATCCGTCAGTTGTTCTTTCTGAGTCAACTGATGAGTCACCTGATACATCACCGGCTGTTGCCACTGCACCTGTTAAACCAGATGGACCAGCTGAACCTTGTGACGCGGATGAGTCACCTGAATATGGTGTAATTGCTTCATCGAATAATGCTTCGTCATTAGCAGTTGCACCACCTCTAGTGGTTTTATACAATGATTTCATTGCAAAGATTAAGCCTGTTGGACCTGACATTGGTTGCACACCACAGATATCGTATGCCATTAAGTTTGGCATAGCTCTTCTGACTAGTGCGATCAATACAGGGTTCCAATTTTGCACGGCACTTGTGCCCATAGTTGGTGCAGCTTCATTCATCATTCCTTCTTCTTTAAGAGCGATTTCCTGATTCTCGAGTACTGCAGCAGTTACGGCCTTTCTGTGATGATCATTGATCTTACCGGCTGATTCTTCATTCAAGACCGGTGACCATTTTTCGATCAACTTATCGTAGGATACTTGCATTTAGGACTCCCTATTTATTTTGAGTTTTCTTGATTGCGTTAAGGTAAGATGCCATTGAATCTGATGTTTCCACTACTGGAGCATCATCATCAATATTCTCTTCCGGAGTTTTTGCAGTCTTAGCAAAATATGATTCTTTTAGTTGAGCAACTTTTTGAGTAAAAGTTTCTTCATCTTCAAAATCTACGTTCTCTGCTAATGACTTAAGCTTTTCTACTTGAGTTTCAGCTAGGTCTTTAGTTGCTTCTCTAATGATAGCATCTCTTTTATAGCTTTCTAACTCAACAGCCATGTCGATTGCTTTTTGAGTTGATTCGTTAACAGTTGCCTCTAACTCTTCAACTTGTGTAGCTAAATCGTCTACTAAATCAACTTTCTCTTCTGGCACTGTGATGTATGACTCTTCAAATAAACCTTTTAGTTTATTCATAAAGTCTTCTGCAATCTCAGTTCTTAAACCATTTTGAATAGCTAATTTATTTTCTTCCATCCAGTTTTCAACTACGTAATTAAGGTAATTGTCTACTTTCTCTACGAGATCAGCTTTTGTAGATTCAATCTCTTCAGCTAATTCTTCGTTATACTTTTCTTCGAGTCTGTCAATCTCTGCATTTACTTTTGTATTGATTGCAGCTTCAAAGATAGTTTCTGCTTTTTGCTTGAACTCATCAGACAATGTTGCCTCTTCAGCGACTAACGCTTTAAGATCATCTTTGAAATCAACCTCAACCTGAACTTCTTGCTTAACTTCTTCTTCAGCAATTGGCTCGCCGTCAAATGTGCTAGGATCTGTACTCATTGTTTGCATGGTTTTACCATACATAGCATTGATAGTTTGCTTGTTCATCCCTTGCATTTTACCAACCATAGCAGCAATCATTCCTGCTTTAGTTTTTGGCATTGGATCTTTCTTAGTATTATCTTTTGCAGTTCCGCCGGCCATACTTCTTGCACCTGCGGTACCTGTTGCGTCACCTGCTTTATCAGTGGCAGCTATTGACTGAGCTTCAGCGTTTTTAGGATCGTGTTTTTGCATTTCCAAGATTTCCTCATCGTCTTCTTGGAGCTCCACATCCTGATTTTCGATTTTATCAGTCATTTTTGACTCCTATTTTGATTTTAGTAACGAGAGGAAATTCTTAAACTCACGAACCTCTGTCTCATAGAGATTAGCTCGTGGAGCCTTTTTAATTTCAGTCTCCATTTTCTCAATTGTTTGTGCTTCTATAATGCCGTTATTCCAAACCCATTCAACACCTTCCATTATCCCATTAACAAAAGCTCCAGGTGCGGATGGATCTTGCACGATATCTACCGCGTTAAGAATATAATCGTCATTGACGATCATGGCGCCATTACGCTGGCTCAAACTTCCCATACCACGAGTCGATACACCGAATGTAACTCCACCATCAAGTAAGCCTTTTACAACTTCTCCCATAGGGGTGTTCAGTATCGATGCCTCACCCACAATATCATTACCTTGGAATTCAAGTTTATTGATTTTGTGGGAAACTTTATCTAAATTAACGGTCGGACCTTCAGGGTGATTCAATTCACCTACTGCTCTACCTTTAGTAACTTGCTCATCGTTGTATTTACCGAGAGCCTTTTCCATGATAGGCATTGGATATATACGACCGTTTCGATTCTTCTTTTCTGCTTGTGCGAAAACACCTTGAATTTTATAATTTTTACTACCGTTCTTACCTTCGGTAATTAAAAATTCAATATCATTTTCTACAAACTCAGATATTAGTTTCATGTTTCTACCTTACTTATATTGTTTCATAAATTCGGTTATTGCCTTTTCAGCTTCTTTTTGAGATTTGTAAACATCAAGTCTATCACCATCTATGTAAGCAACAAATCCATTTCTTTCTTTATGTATTACTGCTTTGACACCTTTAATCTTTTTATTAAAGACCGCCCTACCTTCTGGCTTTCTACCTGCCAATTCTCTTAAATCTGAAAAAGTTTTCATGTTAACTATATTTATACATTTTAAGTTTTATACAGGATTACCTTCGACTTCTTCTTCTTCATCTTCGACTTCTTCTTCCTGCTCTTCATCTTCTATTTCTTCTTCAGCTTCTTCTTCATCAGCCTCAGTCTCAGCTTCATCATCTTCTTCAAAGTCTTCATCTTCTAATGGATCTTCTTCATCTTCAGGCTCATCGTTATAAATTTGTCCTGCAAGTTTCATCTTAGTTTGATCTAATACATCTGTAAGTTTGGTAGTCATTACATTACCAAATACTTCATTTGCTTTATTATAATCCTGTGCTAATGAATGTTTCACTAAATCTTCAATAGTATCAACATTATCAGGCATTTGTTTTTCTTCTGACATTAAATCGCTCCTTGGTCATCTTCTGGTTCTTGCTGCTGTGCTGCAGCCATTTCACTATCCATTCTTTCGATTTCATCGTCATCAAAAAGAAGAATATTCTTTTGCACCCATTGTTTAGAGAAATATTCACCTACATAATTTTGTATCTGATCAAGTGTTTGTATTTTTTCTCTAAGTAATTCTGCTTCTTTTAATTCTGAAAAATGATTATCACGTGTATAATCTAAGTTAACTTCATTTTTCCATGAATGCCAATCTTCTTCGGTAATAATATTTTTCATTATGAGTTGTTTTTTAAGTATATCATAGAAGAAACTTGAAAACCGGTTTCTTAATCTATCAATAAACTTTTGAAACTTCAATTCATCTCGACTTATTTCAGTTGCTCTACCTAGTGAGAACTGTTGTTCTTGTTCTAATCTATTTAAAGGTACATTTAAAGATCTATATAATCTTTTTTGAAAATATAAAATATCTTCAATCTGACCTAAATTTTCTCCACCCGGCAGTGTAGATATTTCTGTTCCACGCCCACCTTCTCTTCGCGGTAGCCAAAAATCTTCCAACATTGACATATGTTTACGATCATCACGTATTTCACCGGTCTTTGCGTCGTAAACAAGTTTATTACGATACTTGGCCATAATATCTTTCATGTATTGTTCAGCTTTACCTCTCGGTAAGTTACCTACATCAATATAAAACATTCTTCTTTCTGGTGCTCTTGCCAACCTATAAATTACTAGAGAGTCTTCCATCATTCTCAACTGCGTAATAGGTTTAAGAGCTTTATGTAAAAAAGAAACTACTCGTTTTCTATGTTCATCAAGCAAACCTGATGTTACGTAACTAACAGAATCATCTGTTAATTTGATAGCACCTGATTGTGAACCTGGCTTTTCCTGGTATATGTAAAACTCATCTACTTTTTCAACCAGCTTGGCACCAGTAGCTGGATCAGTTTTTTTCTTGACTTGTTTTACTTTTCTTATTTTTGCAGAATCAATGTATCTTATCTCTTGTATACCGGCATTTAAGTTATTTTCATCAACTACTAAATGATGATAAAGTCTACCATCAATGTACCATCTTCTAAATATGTCATGCCCTAATTCTTTGAAATTTAACATGTTATATATGTTATCAAACTCATCCAACATTTGTCTTTTAATAGTGGCACTTACTGGAACGCGATCAACGTTCAAAGTGATTATGGGTTTCATATCACCTGAAGTAATTGCCTCATTTACAATATCTTCAATTGCAGCGTCTGCTTCTGGATGCATAGCAGATCCACGATATTTTAATATTAATTGTACATTATCTTTTGAATCATCACCTTCCATATTAATGTAATGTCCGTAGTGTGATCCATAAGATGGTGTACTTACATAACCGGCACCGTCATCATCACGCGGCGGAACAATAGACTTGATTGCTTTCTTGTCTTTCGTTCTCGTTATTTCAAAACCAAATATTTTTAGTGTACCGTCAGCCATAATAATTCCTTTAAGTTATAGGAGAGCGTTTGCTCTCCTATTATTTATTACTTAAGTTGTAGTGTTAGTCTCATAGTATTGATAAGCAAATGTTACAGTAAATCTTTCGATTTCATCATTTGTACCATAGTTCAAATCTATTGGTGACATATCTTGTGGATATGCACCTCTGAACGTATACTTTTTGAGAGCATCACCTGATCGATCAAGTTGCTCAACTAACAGATCTGCTTCATATGCAATCGGAGTTGTAAGTCCGGTATTTGCTGTATGAGCATTAATACCATTCATCCATCTCTCCATTGGATCTCTTATTGCAAAATCTGTGTCATTGATAATTGTAACAGTCCAGACATCAAATGTTCTGTCACCGGCCATTTTTAATTGTCTACCTCTGAAAGGTACTATTATCTGGCCAAGTGTTGATCCCGGCAACTGAGCTGTTTCACAAAGGAAAGATGTCAGTTCTGGATCACCATTTGCATAGCCCGGAAAGTTGATTGTAGCTTTGAAGAGGTTAGGTCTTGCCCCGCCGCCTCTTAGCTTTGATTTAAAATCATCTACGCCTAATACTGCCATGTCTTACCTCCTTAAACCGTTCCGACGACTTCTTCGAAGTCAACGCCAGTTCTTACGGCTACAAAGTTCAGTGTGACAAAGTTGATAGATCTAGCAGGCTTAATGAATATGTCTGCTCTAAATTCATTTCTATCAATCACTGCCGCAGTATTATTAGTAGCATCTGCTACCACTCTGAAGTCTGTGATACCACGTCTACCTTTTACTTCTCTAAGTACTGGTTCAATGATATTGACAAACTCAGCTCTTGTAAATTCATCGTTGAATTCAAAGAGTACTTGCTCAGCTGCTCTTGATATTGCTCTTTCTAATGTTAAGAATAATCTTCTTACATTAATTCTATCAAATGCAGATGCTCTTCTGAGTCCGGTTTTATCACCGAATAATATGACACCAGCTCCCGGTATATTAGCAATAGGGTTTACACTTGCCTTGTATAAAGTGTCTCTTTGACCTTTTGTTGGTGTGTAAGCCAGTGCTGTTATTCCAAGATACTGACCTCGTCTAGAACCTGCTGGTGAGAACCAAGAAGCTCTGTTTAAGTCAGTTGCTGCCATAAGTCCAGCTGTAGAAGAAGCTGCCGGTATTGTTATGAATTGGTCGTTAAACTTATCATATGTCTTTAAAAAGTTTCCATCATTGAAAAGATATGATGACTTTGTAAATGTATCTGCAGTTGCAACTACGTTTGTTACAATGTCAGAAGCATTTGTTAGTCCTACCACATCATCTCTAGCAGGAGAAGCTACAACAACACAGTCTTTTCTTAAATTTTGTGCGGTTGCAATCAAGTCATTTACAACTGTTGTTTGATTAGCAGTTGTTGCCATTGAAGGCGCGATTAAGAAATCAATTTCGACTTGATCTTTATCTTCAAAGAGATCATAACCGGTTAAGAACTCTGTAGTTCCTATAGCTGTACAGTCAGATCCATTTGAAAAGTTGAATATGAAAGGTCTATTAAATAAACCAGAACCTGTTGACAAGAAGTTATCACCACTGTCGAGTGCAACTCTTCCTGCTGTAGTTACGTTTGCTACTACTGCTGAGTCAAAACCTGCCATATGAACATATTCTGATCTTTCGTTAATTACGTCTTTAACGTAAATAGAAGTTCCATCTTCAGCTTTTGCATCTTTTGCTAAAGACAAGAATGAATATCTTTCAAGTACTGAACCTTTTGTACCTGTAAATTTTCCGTCTTTATCAACAACAACAGCATGTACTTCATCGTTTGTACCATTCTTTTTAGTTAAATAAGTTGATGTTTCCGGCTTTGCATCAAACTCATTCTTATACACCCAATTTGTAAAGGCGTCTGAGTCTGCATGACACATTTGTACTTGTAGATCGTTACCAAGTGATCCTGGGAATCTACCGATAAATGTATGACCAGCTGCTGTTAATGTAGAAGCTTGTGCTTCAAAATCTTCTTCGTTTTTTACTATTGCTGCAGTTAACGATGCGCCAGCACTATCTGATGATATTGATATTGCATTGTCTGCGTCTGCATCAATTGTTCTAACTACTTGGAGTGTGCTTGAGTAGCGTAGAAAATATGATGCTGAATGAAAGTCTATTGTGGTTGCCGAGTCTGGTGCTGCAAACTTTTCTACTAATTCTGTTTCATTAGCTACTAAAGTTCTTTTAAGAGCCGGTCCCCACCTAAAGTTACCTACGATTGCGCCTGTAGTTGACTGGACATTAGGCACTCCTCCAGTCAAGTCTATTTCTTTAACGACAACCGCCGGTGATTCCGATGGTGAAAATAGTGCCATTTTATTTTTCCTTACTTTTAATTACGAGTTTCATAATACGATTGTTCAATTATATCTTATTTATAATATTACAGATCTCTATCATACTCTATCTGCCAAGGGTCATCTTGTGACTCAATTCTTTTAATGTGTTCACTTCCATCATCAATAAATCCGAAAGGAACAATATCTTCTTGTATTTCTTTCATTTTTTGATTAAAAATTATATCTTTTATGTTAATGTCAGTTAAATTTGAAAAGTATGCTGATGAAACAAAATAACCGAATAAGACTAAATTCATAACTAAATCATCATTATTACCTACAGATGCTTGAAAAGTTTGTCCTTTTGCTTCAAATGTAGATATTTCTAATATTGTTTGTTCATCAACTACTGTTAGTTTATTATTTTCAAGTAGATCTTTTAATGCACTACAACCTAATCTTTTTGATCTACGATTTATTTCAATACCAATAGCATTTGCTTTTACTGCAGATTCAACGTGAACATTTTCATATTCTAAATCATAATATAAACCATTACAAACCACCGATCCTTGATCATTTGATTCAACAATGCAATAAGCTTTGTTGTAGACCATCGCATACTTATATATAATATTAGGGAAGAGTAACGGAGAGATAGTGTTGTTGCGGTAAACAGCAACCTGTTCAAACGGGCGAGTGCTAATATCGATTAATGAAAAAGATGAATAGTCCTGTCCTCTTCCCTTTGAAACGTCTGCAACTAAAATATATTCATGTTTTAAAACCGGCTCTTTATAAATCAACATATCGCCGCCTTCAAGGTTTCTAATAGTTGGTGATGCTCGTAAATCTAAAAGTGTTTGTGCATTAATTAAAGTATCGCCGGTACCAAAAAACGTATTTCCAAATTCTTGATCAAACTGCACTTGTGAAGTATTATTAATCGTTTCTTGTTTCCATTCTTCATTTCTCCCAGGTACATCGTGCCAATCTACCCTAAAGTTGCTATATTCATTTACTCCTTGTACTGATCCTTCCCATATTTTATGAAATGTATTACCTATACCATTTGCAGTTGAAGTAACTATAATTTTAGTATCTGTACCTGATGATATAACCGGATAAGTAGAAGTATAAAACTCTGCTGCTCTTTCAACAAATGCAAACTCATCTAAGTAAAGTAGGTTAATAGATAAACCACGAATTGATTGGCCAGACGTAGCAGCAGCGATAATACGACTGTTATTACTAAAATCAATGTTAGATTTATTGAGAGCTTTAACACCCGGCTGAAGAAAGAAAGGAATATTCTCAAGCATGATCGTAATCCTTGCCAACATTTCTCTGGCCGTTGCACCTTTGTTTGCAAGTATTGCAATTGATTTTTCTGGTTGAAAGAGTGCAAACCATAATAAGTATCCACAGGCCGATATAGATTTACCTGATTGTCTGCACGCAAGTACAACATTAAATCTGTTTTCGCTAAATTGTTGAAACATCTTTTTTTGATAAGGATATAATTTAAAAGGAACCAGTCCTTTATCGAGTGATATAATTTTTGCATATTTTTCTATAAAGTATATTGGGCTTTTCATGCATAAAGCATATTCTTGAACTTCATCTTTAGTCCAAGGTTGGGTTATCCCATCTTTTTTTATATTAGGATTGCCTAGATAGTTTTCATTTTGATTTTGGTGTAACATTAACTAGGTCCGTTTCATTCTTAAGTATTTTTTGTAATTCAGCAGTTGACCCAACAAAAAGATTATTTGTAGTTTTAGCAATGTTTTTAATTTCTTCTTTTCTATCTAAGTCTTTTTTCTTTTTATTTAAATCCATTAATCTATCATTCACATCAGAAATATTTTTTATCATACCTGATAAAACTTCAAATGCGCGTGGATGCTCACTTTCACGAGCAACTTCAATCATCAACTCAAGACTTTGTTTACCTTTTTCCACAAGTTCGTAATAAGTATCGCGTGAATACTTATAATCATTATCTACATTTTTTTCTTCCGGTGGAAAAAATTGTTTTATATCTTTGTCACTCATCTAACTTTACCAGTGCTCGATTTTTTATATGTTCTTCTTCAATGTCTTGTTTCGATTGACCGTGATATTTTACTGCATGATGTTCATCAATCATCTTTTGATTTATATTAGTTTTGAAAGTCCATAACTCACCGAGTATTCTACCAAATTTCCCTTTAGCATCTTTATGTGTTTTAATAGTAAGTTCACCTGCTCCAGTCCATTTAACTAGAAAAGCTTTTGCCGCTAATCCATATTTTTTTTCTTCTAAGTCACGAGTTCTTGACTCTGGAGTATCAATTCCGTAGAGTCTTATTCTTTGTTTTCTTAGCCATACACCAAAACCTAAATCAATGTCAACATCAACGGTATCGCCATCAATCACTCTAAGTAATTTACATCTATATTCAAACATTATGCGCTATCCACTATTGTTGTTGTGAAACCAAAATCGCTATCAGCCAAGCCAATTACACTTGTAGGGTTAGGTGCCACTGTTATTGTTTGTAATCCTATATCAGAATCATTTAATCCAGAATTAATATTAAATACTTTTGCAACACTACTACGAATAACGTTAGTGTCAGCGATTGGACCATGAAAACTTAACTTCATTTCGAAGTCCATACTGTAAATTATTGTTCTTCTTTGTTCCATAGCTCCTTCAAAGTCATCACTAAAAGAAACACCTTGTATTATTATCGGTATGTCTTCTACATATGATGGAAACTCAGTAGCAAAAGGTTTTATGGTTAAAGCATATTGTGGATTAAATGTTGGTAGTATTTGTTCCACAATCTGTAATGCATCATCTTGTGATTTTGCATATGCATTCAATTGAAAATTTATTGAATAAGGAACAGGTGTAAAAAATTTTTGTCTCTTATTTACATTTGCATCAGATGCAGTTGTGTTGAATGTAGACATCTTAGCGAGTTGTCTGGTAGCATCATAAGCAATAGATGTTATTTCAAATGACATCCGCGGCAATTTGATTGCAACCTTAGTATCATCATTTAAATCTGGATTTTCTCTTACTCTTTCAAGAAATTTTTGTTTTGGTGCATAAGACAATGGAACTTTTACTTGACTAATTACTGCACCAGATGAATTCTTACGAATAACATATATGTTATTAAACAGTCTACCAAATAATGCAACTGCTTTCTTAGTTTTTTCGTGATAAAAGTGTCCACCAAACATTAGTTATTACTCGCATCGCCAAATGGATTATTTTCCGTAAAGTCAATGAAATCTGTGCCTGAAGTAAAATCTGTATTTTGTTCATTTTGTGACAATTGATTATCTTCAACTACTAAATTAATTACACCACCTGCACCAGTTTTTAATCCAAAAACTTTCTTACCTACTGTAAATGCATGGAACTTACCGTCATCTGCACCTGCATGTATCAAGTGAATCTTATCATCGGAGTCTGAATATTTGGCAACTTCAGCTCTCAGTATTGTGTCACCACTTGGACTCGTAATTGTTTCACCAATTTGAAATTGTGTTGGCGCTGGTGAAGCAAACGTAATAGTTGGATTATTAGTATAACCTGTACCAGCATTTGTTATTGTGAGACTATTAACTTCACCACTGTTACTATCAACAGTTGATGTAATAACAGCACCTACACCAGTTGAATCTGAAATTAATACTTGTGGTGCTACAAAGTAATTATTACCACTATCAACAATTGTGACTGTTGAAAGTTGTCCACCAACTACAGTTACACTTGCTTCTGCACTATCACGTACATTATCTAGTGTGAGGATGTATTTGTATGCATATCTTCTTTCAATATCATCTATATCATCTATGCCTGTATCTAAATCTTCTCCAGTGTATTCGAATAGTTGACACCTCAACTTATAAACAGGCAAGTTACTTAATTGATAAAAAGGCATCTCATGCTCAACATGAGATATTTGAAATAATGATTTTGATAAAGGTAAATAAATTAAGTCTCCTTCTGAAGGTCTTACAGAAGTTATTTCATTATCATATCTTTGTACAGTTTGTTCCCATCTCTTTCTTGCAACAACAAAAGTTGCTTCATCTCTTATCTCTACACCAAATCTTGTAAATAAGTCACCTTCACCTTCAAATCCTTCGGTGTTTTCAATATACATTTCTATTACGTGTGAAGAGTTGAAGCTTGATTCCGGATCATCACCTAGAATTTTATCTTCATTGACGAGATCACGAGGCAAGTAAAACACGTCTTGCCCATACATTTTAAGAGATTCTATTACAATGTCTTCGTATAGGTTCTGTTCTGACTTTACCTTTTGACTGAAATATAAATTTGTTGCCATGTCATCCTACAAAAAAGTCTGGTGGAAGTTCTTGTTCTAGTCTCATGCTTTCTCTTAATCTTTCGATTTCGCCTGTAGCATCATCATATATTTGTCTTCCGTTTAAAACGACTCCTCCCGGTAACTGCATTCCGTCAAATTTAATTAGATTAGTACCCCATTGCTGTTTTATGAGTGCAGTAGTGTACTCTTTTATAAAAATGTCATTGAATACTGAAGTGTGCGTGGTTGGATCCACAATAGTGTAAACCTCTGCGAGTAAAAAATCACCAGCTTTTATATCTTTATCGGCAAAGTCTCCAAATATATAAAGCCTGTTTTGTCTTCTTGCAAACTGTGTTTGTGGATGTCCATTAAGTTTCATGTCGAGCAACGACAAGTATTGTTGCATTTGTTCGTAATACGCCAAATCACCTGCAAAATTCATTAAGTCCGCAATATCATTTAGCATCATCTGATATTTAATATCAAAAAAGTTTCGACTGGTATTGAAAGAACTAGTTAAAGGAAGTAGTCTTGAAACAAATAAGATATTAGATGCAATAGGTATGAATTCATTAGACACATCGTCTGCTGTAACTTCGTGTTTTAAGAATGTACGTACTGTGGCATCAGAATGATACTCTTGATAATATTGTAACGCTTCATCAACTCGATCTTCAAGTTGATCTTCATCTACGTTAACTTCTATTACAGGCTCGCCTAAGCGTCTTTTGCAATAATCAATTAATGTTGCACGTGATGTAGGAACTGCCATTTTAAATCCTTTATTTTAGACTATTTATACGGGCTCGTTCCTAAAAGACTCTCATCCCATGCAGCTTTTAACTTATCAATAGTGTCTGCGCTACTAATTGCTGATGCTTGTGGTGCATTTCTTAAGCTGATCTTCTTAGTTTGACTCGCAACTCTTGCATCTGAGTCAGCAACTTCTAAAGCTTTCATGAATGCAACATCTTCCGCTTCAAGTAATGGTGTTCTTACTTCTCTTATTTTATCTTTAAATATTACTTTTGCCGCAGTAATGTCTTCTGTGATAGCGGCCTGTGCACTATCGAAAACCCATGCATTTCTGAAATGTCTATCAGATGGCATAGTTGATGGAGTTGCAGCAATCACTCCATTTTTATCTTGTATCATTGTAGTCATTATTTTCTCCTATGCTACTAGTTCTTGATTTATTTTCCAAGCATTACGCCAAGTTCTATGACTTGGCAAATTTTGCTTTTTACAAATAATAAGTCTTCTACGATTAGACTTATCATAATCTTTCCACACTCTTTGTGGTATGTCTTTCATAATTAAGTATTCAATAGCTTGTTCTTCGGTCATCTTTTCAACTGGTTTCGTATTATGTAGTAGATAACCTCGAGTATGTTTCTTAAAATCTGGTTTCGCCTCATCTTCAGCTAAAGCCCAATAGACTTCTACTGGTGGAAGTATACCACCTTGTAAGGCACAGGCCAACCAGTTTGGATCAGGTATTGTAACTTTAGCAGGTGCATCCGGTTCTTCTGGA